CTTTGATTGATGGGTTGTAACCAGCGAAGATGTATTGTGAATTCAGTGCCAGGTAATCTTTATAATATGTCTTAGTAGGTGCATCTGCATCTGCCTCAGCATCAGAAGCTTTAGACAGTGAGAGGAACTTCTCAAGAATGTTACCCTGAACACCAGTTACATCACCCGTGTCGTCTACAACGACAATGTGAATTGCGTCATTACTACCCTTTCTTTGAACAGCGTATTGAGTATCAACTGGTCTAGGAGCAATGTTCTTCCAGTACAATGTTGAATTAGACAGTCCCAGTGTCTGAAGACCATACCAGTCTCTTGCAGTACCTGCAGTAACTGTAGCAGTATGTGCGACTCCACTTGAAGGAGTGATTGTCAAAGTATCTGCTGTTTTAAAGGACGCACCGTCAAAGGACTGTTGATAAGTAACAGGAGTGACTGTGCCAGCAGTTGAAACTCGATTTAAGAATGTAACTGCAGAACCAACACCTTCACCACCACTAACTTGGTCCGCAACTGTTACTGACGTTGTACCAAAACCTGTGACCCTTTTGAGATCATTATTATTGACAAGTTGTATGAACTGAGTACCTGCGTTAACATTAGCAGTTGACAAGCCTACATCACTGTTGATAAAGACTGTGGTACCAGTGGTAATACCTGCAGAAGAGGTTGTAACACCAGTTGTCTGATAATCATCAATTCTTGGGAATACTCTTTCGAGAACTCTTACTTCAATTGAACTATTTGAGTTCTGAGCATCGGTGTTAACACCAGTGATGATACCTTTCAGGTGACCAGTGAATTTATTGACCGCACCATTACCAGGAAGGTTGATGTTCGATCTTGCAACAGAAACACCAGCACCAACTACAAGGTTTAATGAACCAGGGTTGGTCGATGCAATACTAATCTGTTGATCAGCTTTGTTATCAATGGTGCAAACCTTCAGACCGTTACCCCATCTACCAGGGTTTCTGGTTGAGTAATAGTAAGAAGTGTCTGACAGATGATTAAGTTCGTAATCATCCTTGTTCTCAATCAGTATGGTTGTACTTGCAGTGCCAACAGCAGCATTAGCGTTATTCAGGCTACCACCAGCAACTCTGACAACTTTGAGGATTCCACCGTAAGAGAGGAATGAACTACCTGTCATCCAGTACTCGTACTGTCTATCAGTGCCGATTGGTTGTCCAAAAGTATCCAGGAACTGTTGTTGAGTCTCGATAGTGATTGCTTCATTTACAGGTCCGATTGAGAATGGACCAGCAATTGCACCAATGTTGTCAAGAACATTTTCAGCTCTTCCAACTGTAAGGTCAACCTCCCTGATTAATACTCCTGGAGATAATTGAGGAGTAGGCATTTTTTATCTCTCCTAGGGTCTCAGTTTAACTAATAATATTTAGAAATTTGACTGTTTTGAGAGGGTAAACATGACGTAAACTTACCAATCGGGATATTCCCACCGAGACTTTGGGCACTTATCCTTCTTTCTTACTTTGACACCTTCAATAAAACACTCTTTACAGATATAAGAATATGAAGACGGAACCGCTCCTCTATCCTTTCGTGTTCTATAGAACCCATCAACTAAATTCTTGACCTCCCCACAACTCTTACACTTTCTATCGGTCAGAAAAAGATGGTTTAATTCAAGTTGTTCATCTAGATCCATTAGTAATCCCAGAGGGTCCAACCACCTGCAGTATTTCCATATTCATCCATCGTAGGTGAGGTCGTCCATCTGTCACCTTCACTATCAACAAAACTACCTTCACTCAGACCGTCATTCAAGAATCCAAATGGAGCCATGTCCTGTTCGATTTGATTCTTCTGTTCCTCGTATAATCTCTTACGAACATCCTGGTCAGTCAGTTCTTTGAAGTAATCCTGTGCAACTAACCATGCATAAATGACAAGACACATTGCCAAGTCATCATTACATCCTTCTTCTGCTTCGAATGAATTACCTTTCGAAATGAATGTAGTTAATTCTGATATAATCTCGTAGTCATTCAACAACAATTTATTTTCTTCAATCATTGTCTTCAGGTTGAGTGAACCCACCTTTTTGACAGTCTTGGACATCTTGACACCAAGTTGTGTTTTAGTTCCAGAGAACCCTTGTCCAACAACTTGACCTGCTCTACCTCTCATTGCACACATGAGTAGATTCTGATACTCTAAGTCATACTGAAGAATTGAAGCAATCTGATCTCCGATATCATTGACCTCACAGAGAATGAATGCATTATTATATGACTTAGCAACTTCCCAGATGATGTTGGGGAACAACATCGGTTTGATCGTATTATTACGATACTTGGCAACTACCTTATGCGGGAATGTTGTAATGTCGGCAACAATGAATGCAGAGTAGTCCTCTCCAACACCTCTAGCAACGTCAACTGTAATTACATAATCATTTTCCTTCTTAGGTTGTTCGTGAACATCAAGTCCAGCATTTTGTGTCAGAGGATTATCGTAAACAAGAGATTTTAATTTACTAGGTGCAATTAGAGTATCAACAGATCCAAGGAATTCACACTCAAACTCAATCTTGAATTGTTGTTCGGATGTGTTCTTGATAGTCTGTTCTTTCCAGACTTCATCTCTACCTGGTACTTCCGACCAATGAACGTCTGTCGGTACATATTCATTTGCACCCTTCTCCGCATCATGCCACATACGGTAGAAATGATTCATACCGTGTGGGGTAGAGACGATGATTACCTTCGTTGATTTACCAGAAGTAATAGTAGGATAAACAGAGGCAAAGAAGGCATCTGCAATATGGTTTGGAACGAAGGCAAATTCGTCGAGGAAGAGAATGTTAAACGACATGCCTCGGACAGCACTTGCAGACGTAGAAGCTGCCAATATCTTACTGCCATTTTCTAATTCGATGTTTCCTTTATTCCAGACCAGGATTCCTTGTTGCATCCATGTCGGGAGGTTTTCATATGCTGTGGCAAGTCTTGCAAGAAGTTCTCGAGCAGTCGTTGCCTTGTTTGCCAGGATACCTATATTAACACTATCATTAAAAATTGCGTAGTGTAAAAGATATGACACACACGTTGTAGACTTACCAGTCTGTCGTGGCATCTTACAGATATTGAATCTGTTTTCGTGGAAGTTATTAATTAACTTTTCCTGAAAGTCATAGGTCTTGAATGGTTGAAGACCATGGTCCAGGGTTACAATCTGGACGTAATTTTGTGCAAAGTAAACTGGATCATCTTTACATTTAATATACTCTTCAATTTGTTCTTTTGTAAACTCAATTGGAGTATTCGCCTTCTTTAGAAGGGGATTACCCAAATAAACATCACTTGCCATAAAAGTTAATTAGTTCAACAGTTCCACGCTCTTAAAGATTTATTAATTCTGCTATCGGGATCGTTAGCAGTCTTTGCAGAAGTCAGCTTTTTCTTCATTCCTTTCATTCTTGCACAGAATGATGCACGTCTCTTATTACCTTTCTCCTTTGATGGTGCTTTAAGGTCAGAACCAGGATTCTCTCTTTCATAAGACTTACGTCCTTTTTCGTTGAGTCCACCTGACTTATTCTTTCCTTCCTTTCTCTGCCATGCCGCAGACTTCTCTTCGAGTTCCTCAACTTCTTCGCTGACACCAACATTCAGAACAGAATCCGAAGGTTGGAATACTGTCTTGTCAAATCTCAAAAGATTGCAACCAGGATAGAACTTATCAAGTGCATCTTGTATTTCAGATCTCGTAGGATTTCTTACTTCGGGGAAGAAGAGTTTCATATTCATATATTTTCCTCTCCATGAGAATGAAATCAAATAGATGTTTCCAGTTCTGGGAGGAATTCTTGTTGCCTCTTCGAGTGTGGGACACTCTTTCTTACCGTGAATAGGACACTCTTCACCTTTCTTATTTCCCATACAAGTTGCTTCTTCATTCTTGGGAACACAGTTAGGGACCATACGGTTTCCCTTCTTCTTCATACCAACTTGCTTATGGGAATCCCAGCAAGGATCACCATCACCCTCTTTGACTTGTTCAGTCTCTTCTTTCTTGACACAGTTTGGATATCTCTTACCAAACATGGTCTTCATACCTTTCTTCTCATATCCCTTCCAGCACTTCTCGTCAATTACCTCAACCTCAATACCAGCAGCTCTCATTGCTCTGATCTGGAGATCGGTAAATTCTGGAAGAGCCATGTACTCTTCTTTCTTGGTTGAGTTACCCCAGTTAGCAGCACCGACTTTACGACACTTCACCAATGCACCAGATGCATATGCAGAAGGCCATACAGAATAACGGGACTTGACCTTGTGATAACAAGCATCCTTGGTTCCAGAACCCTTACCCTTCTTGTCCTTTGCTTCGTTGATGTCCATGTCCTCTTTCCTTACTTTACGATCGGTTTTTACCATGGTGGGTTTTGATGCTCCCGACTTTTGTTGTTGTCCAGGATCTTCTCTTCTCTTAGCAGCAGCTGCTGCCTTTCTCTCTTTCTTTGACATGGAGGCTCTCTTTGCAGAAGAGACACACTTAGGAATACCCTCACCAGGTTTGTCACTTGCACAGGAATCACCTGTTACAACATTGACCCAACCTTTCTTACCATCTTTCGATTTGGACTTACCAAACCAATCACGAAGGCCCTCTTCACTTACGGTTCCACCGTTTCCATTACCATTTCCGTTTCCGTTGCCATTACCGTTACCATTTTTCTTGGTATCGGTTTCCGAATCATCATCTACTGTATGACCATTTTCTTTACGAAGCATTCCAGCACGACCCACTACCTTAAATCCTGCAGGAATTGGTTTACATTTTTTATCTGTGTAGCAGTAGTAATATCCTGCTTTACACTTACCGTTCTTTTCTTCGTTCATTTCCTTGGTCTTTTTCTTCATAGTGTTAATGTATTTTCTAAAGACTGCTGCTTCAGAAGTTTTACCCATTTCTCTTGCTCTCTGTTCCATGGCAACTGCTGCCTGGATTTTGTGAGCATGAGAACGACTTGAATTACGGATCTTTGTTACCGATGCTTTTGCAGTGGCAACGTCCTTAAACCCAAGACCATGAATAGTACCTTTTGGATTTTCATCCGTGTAAAGGTCGGAGTGTTTCTTAGAATTTGCTGGTTGACCAGGTTTTCTAGGGATACGAGGATTGTTCTCCTCTTCGACTTTCTTCTTTTTACCTTGACAATGAGCTCTCTGAGAGAACCCTTTAGGGTTATCACAGTTGATTGACTTTTTGTATTTGTCAGACCAACCTGGCATGAGATAAAGAAAGTCTCTTATTATTTATCAGATACCGATTGATGTATAAGTATCCAATTCGAATGCTAATGACTTCCACTCAGAACCAAGATACATCTGTACTTTGTTCTCGGTTGTATTAAAAATTAATGCACCCTGTGTTACAGTTAAAGCATCTCTTTCAGATGTTGTGAGTGTTGGGGGATAAAACTGTTCAGATGCGGTAATGATTCCTGAAATGGTGGTGTTTGATGAAACATTTTCAGTACCACCTGCACCAGCAGAAATACCAGTTAGTTTTGAACCATCACCATAATATGTCGTTGCCTGAATAGAAGTTACACTAGTAACAACACCAAGAGTTGTGATTCCAGTGACCTGCAGAGAATCGGCAACCACATTAGCAGTATTTGCCAATCCAGTGATTGTGACTTGACCAGTGGATCCACTTACATTAATGTTATCACCAGCAATAATGCCAGTAACAATTCCTGTGAGGTTTGAACCAGGTCCATCATAACTGGTGGCAGTTACAATACCAGTTACATTTACACCACCAGAAGAAACATTAATACCATTTCTTGCTGTTATTAGACCAACAGAATCAATATTGGTTACATCTTCATAAGTAAGAGTTCCACCAATAGTAACATTACTAGAGAAAGTTGCAACACCAGAGACATTTAACTGATTTGAAAACAGAGTTCCAGTAACAGTAGCACCTGCACCAGTGGTTTCAAATTTCTTAGAGTTATCGTAATATAGTTCTACTGAACTATTTTTTGTAAATTTGGCATAAACTTCGGATCCATTATATTGTTTTAATATAATTTGACTTGGTGATTGTAAATATAAGGGTTGGTCTCCTTGGATACTATTAAAGTTTGGTACGTGTACAATCTGCAGATCGTTGTCTGCACCAAGCATTATCTTGGTGTTGTCAGGTAAATGAATCTGACTATTAAATGTAGAAACACCAGAGACATTTAGTTGATTGAAGAATGAAGTTCCTGTCGTATCAATTCCAGATATTCCAGTAATATATCCAGCACCATTAGTCAACTGATTATTGTTTGTAAAGGTAACAAACCCTGCACCATTTACTAATTGATTAGTATTGGTGAATGATGTAGTGATATAACCAGCACCATTCGTTAACTGGTTATTGTTTGTAAAGGTGACAAATCCAGCACCATTGGTCAGTTGATTTGTGTTGGTAAATGATGTAGTGATATATCCAGCACCATTACTCAACTGGTTATTGTTTGTTGGGATTGTGGGTGTATTAG